ATGAAAGTCACCATTGGTAAGCGCAAGGTCAGAAAAAAAACTCGTTGGGTAGTCAGCTACCGCGAAAACGGGAAGCGGAAGCGGGTTTTCTTCAAGTCCAAGGAGGCGGCGAACGATGCCGCAACGTCCAAGCGGGACCAGATTGGCAAATATGGCGCCGCCTGGTTCGACATGAACGCCCGGGACCGGCAATCGCTGATAAGCATCATTGGTGAGGCGAAAACCCACGGGATCGACCTGCAACGCCTCATTAATGATGCGAAGCACCGCAAGCAAGCCAAGGCCGCGCCAACCCTGAAAGCCACGATAGACGAATTGATCAAAGCCAAAGAGGAAGCCGGGCGGGCGGAAGTCTACACGGAGTCATTGCGCCAAACCGTTGAGGCATTCGCGGAAGGGCGCGGATCGATGCCGATCAATGAAATTGAATTCACCGACGTTGAAACGTTTCTCAAAAACAACAGCGATGCGAGTCGGCAGACGCTCCGCTCCAGGCTGTCAACGCTGTTCAAGTTCGCGGTCAAGCACGGCTATCGACCGGATAACCCATGCGACCGGCTTGAGACGCTGACGATCACCAAGCCGCCCCCGTCGATATTCACCGCCGATCAATTCAAGGCCGCCCTGGAATTCCTGAACCAGCCAGATACTTCAACGCGCACTGTGAACTGCGGCCCGGGGAAGCGGCGTGGAGCGGTAACGTATCAGATGACCACAATAGCGGATCGCAAGCGCATCCTCCCTTGGTTTATCCTGTCAACGTGTTGCGGGTTGAGGCCACAAGAGGCGGATAAGACCCCGGGGGATGCCGTCAACCTGGACGAAGGGTGGATCACTGTTGAGGCTCAAACCTCAAAAATCCGTCAGCGCCGGGTTGTCTACCCTCTTAAAGAGGCCGTAGGGCTTCTCCGCTGGGCTCTAGAGCGCGGGAAGCTGCCCGTTGACTATTCTTGCCGCCGCCGCGCAATCCGAGCCCTCAGAGACCATTTGGGATTCAAAGCCTGGCCACGGGACATCACGCGGCACACTGCCGCCACGTATTGGCTGGCGGTTTGTGAGAATGCGCCGGTTGTTGCGCTGGCGCTTGGCCACTCGGTTGACACGATGCGGAAGCACTATCTTGCGCTGGCAACGAGGGATGAAGCGGCAAGATTTTGGGCGGTGGCGGCGTCTTTCCCAGTAGATCACGCATCTCTTCCGCAAGAAACGCATCGTAGTTGATCCCGTCGATCAACGAGTCGTCATGGTAGCCACCAAGCAGGCGCCAATACTTCATGTCCCCGAATGCTGCGGTCGCCAGCGCCCTGAAGTGCTCGGGCTTGATATCGCAACCGAGAGCCCGCGCAACCGCTTTCATTTTGACGAAGCTACAATCCCGCCAGGTATCCCCGTATTCCAGGCCGCGCCCGGCGTAGGTCTCAACACAGCGTTGGATGGTAGCGGACGCCCGCTTCTCAAAAAGTGGTCGCTTGTCCATAATCAGTAAACCTTTCCACTCTTGATGGTGTGGTTTCTCACATTGAATTTACCGTTGTTGAAAACCTCAACCAGCGCGAAGCCATGACTCCAATTGTTCAACGGCGCGTATTCCGGGTGCATCTCGCACAGGCAGCCAGTTGACCACGTCGCAATGACGCTTTGTTCCACGGTGCGATCTGTGTGGGCGCTCCATTGGTGGAAGTGACCGCAAAGCGCATAGGCTTTCGCCCGAAGGAACAGCCCCCGCGCCGCGTTGACGGGGTTGGAGATGGCAAAGCGGTATTCGTGGCCGTGGAGCACGTTGAGATGCCCCAGGCGAACCGGGCGCCGGTCTGCTACCAGTTCGATGCCTAGATCCTTCAGGCCAAGGATGCTCTCGATCTCGAATTCATCAATGCCGAGCAATTCGGAGCACTTCACGCGCATGTAACGAATCCACCGCTCTTCGTGGTTGCCGAGCTTGAAAATGATACGGGCTTTCTTGAATCCGTCGCGGAGCGTCTTCAGAAACTCTTTCGTCAGCTTCAGCTCTTTGCCGAAGTCGCGCTGGCGGGGATCTTTCTCCCAAAACGAGACGCTGAAGAAATCGGCGGTGTCCCCGTTCAACAGGACCAGATCCGAGCCATTCGCCTTCCCGTGGGCCAGCGCGGTCAAAAGCGGATCGCGTTCGTGGTATGGGAAATGGATGTCAGAGAGCACCAGCGCGTTGACTGGGCCGTCAACCTGCAGCGGGTTCCACTTCGCGCCGGACGTGAAGCCTTCCGGGATCTTGTCAAACACGTCACCGGATTGCTGTGGTTCGCGGAATAGTTCAGATTTTGTCGAGCGGTTTTTTCTGCCTTCCTCGCCACTTGCCCCGCGCCGGTAACGCACCGCTTTCCTGGCCGCTTCCAAGTTGCGCCACACTTGCGGGTTGTCGCGGTGCGCAATCCTCGCAATCGTGAGAGTTGGTGCCTTCGGAAACTTTAACAGCAACGATGTGATGATTTCTTCGGCTGTGGTCATACTTGGTAGTAGGGATAACCGCCTGAAATTGCGTTCTTTGTGGCAACGTAATCCGCAACGGTCTGCTCTAGCAAAAGCTCCACCACAACGGAGCCAACGCAGCCTTGGCCCAATGGAGTGCTTTTCAGCGATGGCAGGCTTGAGAGCCCAAAATCAGACAGATGATCCAGCGGATTAGGAAGCTCAAACGCAACCCCGATCTTGCTAGTGTCCACCGATATTTCATGGCAGTAGTAGCACAGGTTCGGCGTGCCGCCAGGAACGCGCACCATCATGCGAAGCATGATCGTGTAGAAAAACTGAGTCATCGGCTTGCACGCGACACGCTCAAGCCGGATTGTGCCAGGGGTGGCGGGAACCAAATCGCCAGAGCCAACCACCGCGCCGGCACCGACAACCGTATCGTTTGACAACCCGTCAGTTTTGTAGTCCAAGCCTTCGGTTCCAGTCATGTGCGTGGTGTGGACTGAGCCGTCATACCCAATCCCGCCATACATACTGATAAAGCTGGATATGCCACCCGGCGCAATCGGCGTGCCAAGTGCCGGGACTGGGTAAACAAACACACCGCTTGAGTTGATCAACCCGGTGCCGAACTTGTAATTGATGATTCCCGGGATGGCGTTCGATGCGCTTGGGCTGGCAACGGCTGATGAAAGATCGAGCGAATAGAGCGGGCTCGAAAGCGAATGCAGCGCCGCGTTTACGTCCTGCTCATTGGATAGCGTGACTTCCTCCCACCCCCACAGTGTCCAATTCCCCAAACCATCGTTGTGCCACTCTTCAGATCGCACATGGCCAATGTCCTGAATCGGATAAACCGGCCATGCAATGGTTCTATCTGTCGGAAGCGGGAACGTGAAGGGATCGTGGTTGGAAACGTCCTGGGTAAAAATGGGAACAACCCCAAACCGCCCGTCTGTGTCGGTGTAGGTGCCCGGATCTGACGTGCTGTAAGAGTGCGATGGCATGAACGTGCTACCGCTCTGGGAGTCCACAATGTCAATCCAATGCCATCCTCCCCCGGTCGGAAAATACTCGCTATACCAGTGATATTCGAAATGGCGAGAGCCCCATGCCCGATAGCCGTTCAGCATCTCGGTGGCGGTTCCGGTGGCGGTGTCTCCAAGCATTCCGAACGCCGCAATGGGATAGTATGCCGTCGCCTTCACCCACTGGATTTGCAACCCAATCGGCCACAGCTCAACAGACTCGGGGACCGTGTGAGCGACAACGCCGTCGCTTGTCCCGTCAGCCCTGATTGTGCCTAGCGGCGACTCAATGCCGGACTGCCCGGCAAGGTGCGCCACCGTCCCGTCATTCCCAAGAGGGCTCTCGGAAATGGCATCGTAGAGCGGGAAGTCTGACATGCGTTACTGGATGTTCCTTCGGCCCCAAATGCGAGGGGTCATGTCGAAAAAGAAGCACGAAGCGCCCACAACCCCGGCACCGTTGGCAGAGTAGCCGATGAAAATTTGATCCCCGTTCTGGATTGGCGGGATCAGGACTTCGTATTGACCAACCCCAGTTGGCGCAGTTGAATAGCGCAAGTTGCTACTGGAATATGTGTAGTTCACACCCGTTCCGATGAAGCTCTTGCTGGTGGTTGACGGGCGGCAGTCAAACCCCTTGGCCACAAGGTCAACCTCTCCGCTCGGGAACGTGACCTGGAAATAATCAAGCTTCCAATCAGCACCGCCCGATGCTGGATAGCAGCCGTTTGTGATCGTGCCCCTCAGCGTGGGCGGGGAGATCGAAAGGCAACGCCAATAAACCGGGTCTGGATCAACCGGCTCTGGCCACGTTGGATAGTGGATATCGGTCGGAGAGTTCGAAATGAGGCAAACCCAGTCAATGCGCTGCTTGTCAGATCCGGTGTAAACAACGTCGTCAATATCGTAGCTTTCGGAAGACGAGTAAGCCCCCCGGAAATTGAGGCCGCCGCCTTTGCCGGGAATGCCTTGCGCGTTGGCCCGCCGAAACACCCCATACGGAGTGTGCTGCGTCAACGTGTTCGGGGCGTGCATCGGGCGCAGAGACGCGAGGTAATCAACCATCGCGTTCCACTCGGTTGCATATGCCGAATTCTCCTGTAGCTTTTTGGGGAGTCTAGGCATAGAGCAACTGCGCCGAACCAAACGCGTCGTAAACCAACCCGCTGGCAAGCTTGCACTGGGTGTAATTGTAGGTGATCTGCGTCTTGCCACCAGACGAAGCCTGGACTACTGGCAAAGACTTCAACCACTGGAAATTCCAAGGCAATTGGAACCATGATCTTACCAACCCCTCAAACACCATGATTTCGCGGGAAGTCCAAATCATCCCGGCTCCGCGAAATGAGGCACGCGCTTGGTTTGGTGTGGCGCATGTCAGGGTGCGGCGGTAGGTCTGGTGAAACTCGATAAACGAATCCGTTTTGCGGTAAGCAACCGTCTTGAACAGCAGCAGCGCCCACGGGTTGTTGCCAGTCTTGGTGTTGACATCGGATTCCGCCCTGGATTCCGCCGTGGTGCCACCAGTGCCAGTCGTGTTCGAATACTGCCCAGCTTCGTATTGCTGGACAGCGCGGGCAACGATACCGATGTTTACATCCCCAACCATCCGCCGAACCTTTTCGCTCTGGTAGATCGAAATCTGAGCCGGGGTTGAATCAAGCTCATGGAGCGACGGGATGAAGGAATAATCCGTTACCCGCCCATCGAACCCAAATGGAAAGGTAGCTTCGACAATCCAATTGCCGTCCCCTTTCGGTTTCTCGATTATGTTGGACGGGCCGAACTGCCGAAGATAGTTCTGCTGGCGCTGGATCTCGCTGTAAGACCCCTCCCAATGCACCATGCTCGTTGCTCCGGTGCGTGCGTTATCCTCATAGCTAAGATCAGTGAGGAAAGGCCCGGGAAATTTGCCAATGCGATTCTTCGGCATAACGTATTACCACGAGTGGATGTCGCCACGGTTCGCCGTGTTCTGGCGAATGGCGTGCAATTGGGCCAACTGCTGCTGCTGGATGTTTACCAGCGGGTTGTATTCAACCGTGCTCTGCGAGTAGAGCCCGACTTGAGAAAGGTTGTCGGCCTGGAACGATAGCGGGCGCTCCATCAGTTCATGGCGATACTCCGCACTGCGACCGCGAAGCGCAGCAAGCTCTTCCTGCTGATGCGCTTTCCATTCGGCCTGCTTAATCGGAGACAGGTTCTCGGGCATCTCGCGCCCTTCAACGTCCTCAATCCTTCTGCGGATGCGAAGGATCTCGCGCATCACGTCGAGGCGGCGCTGATCAATCGACATCAGCCCGCGCTCTGCCTTGCGCTGCGATTCCTGCGCGTTGTCAACGCGATCTTGGATGGTGGCCAGTCTATCCGCCCTGGCTTTAACGAGCGGATCGCTCAAATCACCCGGCTTAGTCGGGCCTATCGGGTGGTCATACATTTGACCGCCAAGAATCGGCGATTTGGTTTTAACCGGAGGCTGGTAGTTGGAGCCGTGCCACCATCCCTGCCCGGTTTCGCTGTTTAGGCCATCCCTGAGTTGCTTCAGCCCGGTTATAAACTTGCTCCAAAAATTGTCGTAATGCCCACTGAATTGCTGCTCAAGCAAGTGGGCATGGTGCGCCATCTCTGCCGCCTCTTCGGTGATATACGGCTTCTTGTCGCCAACAGATCCCGAGATGGCTGAGTATTTCTTCGCCCCAGGACCGGCAAGATCGATAAGGGCTTGCATCTTCTCATCTGATTCCCGGCCTGCCCCGAGAACCATGCGTGCAAACATGTCGCCGCCCACCCCCTCACGATCCAAGACGGCTTGGCGCGGGATTCCAAGCTTGTCGAACAGATCCGCAGTATCGGGATTGCTGATCGCCTCCATCCGCTTTTGCTGAATGGCGGTGAGAATGCCCTGCATCTTCCCGAGGCTTAGGTTTGCGTCATCCGTGGCTTGCGTCCATTTCTGGGTTGCCTCAACGGACATTTCAAGCTGCTCGCTCAACTCGCGCAGCCCAGCGGCGCGGTTCAGGAACGATTCGAACGAAGACTTGATAGCCTCGAAACCGAGGAATGCGGCGCCCCCTTGGATCAGCCTGGTGCCCAAAGACTGTGCGCTCCATTCCTCACCAAGCTTCTTTGCCTCATGGCGGGCGGCGTTCAGCGTGGCTTGGAAACCACTTTGATCGCCCTTCAGATGGACCGTAAGATCGCCGCGACTACTCATGCTTCACCGCCTCGATTCGTTGGAAATCATCCTCTGTCCAGAAAGAGCGGCGGAAGTTCCTGCCGGTTCCCTCCGAACTGCGGATCTCCATCAGCGTGTAATAGTCATACCACGCTGCCGGAAGATACTTGTTCAGAGCCTCGCTTTCGGACAGCCCAGCTAAAACGAGCCTGCACTTTAGCAACTGCTCCCACGGGGCAGACATCGTTTCGCCTGACACGATATAATCCCGGCGCGGGATGTCCTTATACCCGTCAAGCAGATAGGCGCGGAAAAGGCTTTCCGTGTTAATCCAGTTTCCGCGCCTACGATTCCACCATGGACCAACGAGCCGCTTCCGCCACCGTTTAATCACGTTCGGCCACTCTCCATTGAGCAAAGCCGCAAGGGTGCCCTCATAGCTATTGGCGCATATCGCTACGCCAAGCATGATTGCGGCCTGGCTCGCCTCAGCGAGCGGTTTCCTTGCGAACGGAAGCTCAAGCCTTGAGAACAACAGATGGTGTCCAAGGCAGAAAGGCCGCAACGGAGTCCCTGCGACGTGGCAGGGCTCCGGAACGGTTTCGATGGCGGAAGCGGCGGGCATCTTACGTTTCGGCCAGCACAACCGGAATGATGTGCGAATTATCGTCGTTGAGGATGCAAGTCAGCGTCATGCTGATCACCGCGTCCCCGTCCGGCGTCTTGCTGGTCTCCGGGTCGCTGGTGACGATGTAATCCGGGTTCGCAACATTCGCGGTGTTCAGGCTCGTATCCGTCGCGCCAGTGATTGCCACCAGATCATTCCGCACCGGCAGATCGTCAGCGATTGAGGCGGCGTCAGAGGCTTTCGCCCCAACTGCCACAGCTTCAATCTGGATTTCGATCCGTTTGTTCCGGCGCCACGCGGAGAGCCATTCCCCCCGGTTGCCGTGGCTGTCCGAAACGTCTGCGGGCTGCCGCTTGCGGAACGAATTGAATACCTTGGCCGTTCTGGTGGTTGCGCTCGGGCCAACCCACGTCACGGTCATTCCGGGGATACCCTTTGCGCGGGCATATCCGGCCTGGCCGATTTGCACTCCTACTTGTCCTGCTGCCATATCGTTTGTCCTTTGGTTTGTTGGTTGTGATCGGTTATTTCTCTGCCGCGATGATCAGCCCCGAAACCGTGCCGGATGTGGACTTGCAATACACGGTGGCCGAAGGCGGGTTCAAAAGAACCACATCTTGTGGCGGAATCGTCTGCGGGAAGTGCGTCACCCCGGAATCATCTGCCACAACGAGCGAAGCGCCGGGGGCGGTCGCAAGCGTCAGGGTGATTACGGCCCCGGTGCCAGTGCCGCCCGTGGGAGTGTTGCTGATGCTTGGAGGCTGGCTGTTGTCGTATTTCCCCGCGCTGGCGAGCGTTGCCGCAGTAATTACCCCATCGACAACGGTGGTTGCGGTGGCCGATCCATAGATCCCGTTCCCGTCAGTGAAATAGAGCGTGTCGCCCGCCGTGTATCCAGCGCCCCCGGAAGCTAACGCAATGGCCGAAATGGTGCAGACCGTCACCGGCTCAAGGTTGGCGATCAGCAATTTCGACGGGGCGCCAGTGATGGAACCGAAGTTCACCAGTGAAGCTGCCGTGGTGAAATTCTGGGTCTCCTGAATCATGTCGTTGCCGATCATGTTCATCTGGCCATCAATCGTGGCCTGGACCGCCGCACCGAGTTTCGATGCTGCCAACGTTGCCGAAAATTGAACTTCGTTCATAAATGCGTTACTGAGTTGCGGGTTGATCGTCTCGCAGGAAGCCGCTGAACGTCAGCGTTGTTTCGGTTACGATGAACCCTTCGCGGACGGTGGTTCGGAAGTGCCACTGCGGAAAAACGTAGTCGATACCGATGCCGGAAGCTAAGGCGTCAACATCGGCAGTGATGGTTTCCGAAAACATCTTGTCTCGCACGGCGCCCACCCGGTCAAAGTGCGTCTGGAAGTCGTCAACGATGGTCTTTTCGTGCCACGTAGACTTGATGACGATTTCAAGTCCTTGTTCGATGGTGGATGGGCTGTTGGTTGCGCTCTGGCCGCTGGTGCAGTCAACCACGATTCGATCTAACTCTTCGATGCTCGAAATATCGAAGTATGAAACGATGGGACACGAAGCGGTGATCGACGCGTCAACCTTTTGCGAAAGGTAGGCAACCACCGTTTCCGCCGCTGCTTTCTCTACATCCCAACGCATCATAGTTTAGTGGGCGTTCCAACGCTTCTCGATTTGGCCCTTGATATTGGCTTCCATCGCCCGGCCCCGGCCTTGCATTGACTGCTCAACAATTCGGTCGTCATCGCCACTGCTAGCCCAGGCTGATCGGTTGGTGGCCAAAATGTCTGCCGTGTCACCGTCGAACTTGGCAATGCAAGTCCCCGCCGTCTTCTCGTGCCTGCCAACCCAACCGTTTTGGCTCATCTTCCCGCCGCACTGCGTAAACAGGGAGGCCCACCCGCCTTTGCCCTGGCCCACCATCTTCTTGCGCTTCTCAATGAAGGCGCGGACGATGTTCTCACTAGTAACGAGAACGTTAAGCCATCGCCACCGGCCAATGACACGATCCCGCGTTCCCGCCGTGGTTACGCGACCGCGCTTGGTGCGATGCTCTTCGTGTGTGGCCTTCAGCACAGAATCGGACGCGTGAGGCTGGAACCGCTCAAGGTCAACGCCGTAAATCTCGCCTTTCTTCGTGGCGTAGATGCGCACCGCTGGCTTGTTCTCGCACCGCTGCAACACACCCCAATCCATTACAGGATTGCGATTCTGCCCTTTGTAGACTTGCGCCGTCTTCTTTGGCATGGCAGCGCCGCGCACGCCGTAGATTACCCGGCGAATGTCCTTTTCGACGCGGCGGCAGCCCACGCGGAAGGCAGACATGTTTTCGATCTCAGCATCGCGCCAACCGATTTGCTTTCCCTGCGTCTCCAACATGCGCTTGATGGTGCGACCGGAAAACGGCGGGGTGCGCTTCATTAGCTCAGCGCCCAACAACCTGGCTTGCGTCTCGAACTCGCGCCGGAAGAAATGGCGAGAGACCGCAGCAACGTCTTTGACGTGCTTGATCCATTCGCTGGATACGAGTTGAAATTGGACAATGCCCCTCGCCATGTTATTCCCTCGCTGACTGGCAAAGCCATCTCCAGGCTACCAAGTCGGCGGCACTTTCCCGGTATTCAATGATGGTGTGAACGCGCCCGGTATCGTCCTCGGTGAAGCTCTCAATTGCGCGTGGGTCTTTCACCGCGCCAGCCAGGCAATAGACGATGGAATAGATCGGGAGCCGCTGCTTGGCGGTCATGTCGGGCTCTGCAAGCGCCGCCATACTCTCAATCAGCACGGACATGGGTTGACCATCATCCGTGTGACAATCGCGGCCCCTGATGCGCAATTGCGCCTTAAATCCAATCGTCCTGAGTCTTTGCGCGGTGGTCATTTTCCAAGCTTGTTGGTTGCCACCCAGGCCGTAGAAAACGGGCCGCTTTGAAGCAAATACCAAGTGGAATTGCTATTCCAGAAATACATTGCACCGCCCTGCCTGGCAGCCGCAGGCGGGGCGGGAGCATTCGTTAGAACCCAAAATCCACTAGAGTCAATGTCTACCGCCTCGCGGTATCCGCCGCCGTAGACTTTCACCACTCCGGAACTGCCCGGCGCACTCAGGCGGGTTTCTGAAGCGTTTCCAGAAATCGCCGCATTCGTCCGATACAACTCCCCCAATTGAGCCAGCATAACGCCACCCCATGCGCCGCCGTCGCCTTGTGCTCCGAGTGGATAACCGATGGCGACATACCCGTCCGAAGCAGACCCATTGGCATCCATGCCTCGAATTGCATCGCGAACAAAAAGGCCACCCCCAGGAATCCAGTTGTTGTTTAGAAACCAATCATCAACACCAATGCCAACATACGAATGCAAGGCGCCCATTTGGTTTCTGGCTCTGTAAATGGGGGAGATGCCCACATCGTCATCCCTCATTTCATCCGCGAAGAATTTTCCCAAGTAAGCTACGCCCTGGCCCGTAAGGTGCGGGTTGCTGGCGTAGGTCATATATCCCAAGTTTGTCATCCACTGGTAAGACGGCACGTAGAGTCGTGGGTCAAAGAAATGCCTGTGCTGAGCAATGCACATTTGGCGGATGATCTCAGATTCCGTGTCGCTCGCAGCCGTGGCCACATCATTCGAGGTCTGCCAATTTCCAACGTAGACCGCTGAGGCTGCCGGGTAATTGGTCGCGAAATAGCCGTCGAGATTCCAAAGCGAATTGGAGAACTGCACGTCGGTATAATTCCCGCCCCCAGGCAAATCTTTCATGTTGTATACTATCAAATTTGGGATCGGCAGGTTGGTCAAAACAATGTCCCGAGTTGCCTGCGGAAGAGACATGAATGAATAGAGCGCAGTCCCACCGCTGACGATCTGAATATAGTTGAGCCCTGAATCGCTCGTTAATGCGGCGCCGATGATATGAACGGTGCCGTTGGTTCCGGTGATCTTCAACTTGGTTTTCTGAGACACTGCGATACCGAGGTAAGCAGCGCCATTGGTGGTTGCCGTAGCCACCGCCCCGCCAACGTCCGACACATTGTCAAACATGTCGCTCACACTTACCTTGAATCCGCCCTCACCAGCGCCAGTCAGATACCACACGCCAACCTTGTTTGCGTTGTAGTTCAGTATGTTGTGCCAGTTCCCAGAGTTGATCGCGCCGTAGGTGATAGATCCGCCACTGGGGACGCTGTAATAAGGAAACCACCAGTTTGTATCCGAACCACCAGTTGAAGCCGCGCCGCCCGCCAAAATCTGCGCATACATGTTGTTAGGCACTGCGGTTCCGCTGAACAATGCGAAGCCTCCAAATCCGTATTTCGCAATGAGCGCCGCGATATAGGGGTAAGAAAGGCTGGTGCCGATCTCTGAGTATGAATCGCCAAAGCTCATTACCGTGAGATGGTTCTTATTGGTTGTGGTGGCGGCAACCCAAGATCCATTCCATTGATTCCCTGCGGAATTCTTTTGAGCCGATCTCTCAGTATTAGTTATGCCGCCGCCGTCACCGTAAAACTTCGGTGCGTATACGTCGCCGCCAAAATGGGAAGCGTTGGTTCCCGGGATGCTTAATGAGCCCGTAGAAGTCATGTGCCCTGACGCGTCGGAAACCACCATGCCAGCGCCCATTTCTAGGTTTGTCATCCCCCCGTTGACCGTGATCGATTGAGCGGACACGGCGCCCGATGACACCGAGCCGTCGATTGACGCATTGCCAGTCACCTTGATAGATCCGGCATTGGTCAATCCGGTTGTGGTAACACCAAGAGGAAGCTGCCCAGGATCGATGTTTGCAGGATTTAGATGCACGATTCCTCCCCCCATTCCAATAAAGCCGAGGCCGTTGGTATCGGTTGCGAAAAACCTCAGCGCCATCACATTATTGTCAAACGTCGTCTGGCTGTAACTGAACGCGACGTGGCTCGTTGCAACCCCGGGAGCAATAATGCTCATCAAGTAGCCATCCAGATCGAGGTATAGAGTCGGATCGCTAATGCTTCGAAGCTGCGTATGGCCTGACAAAATGGTGTTGGTTCCTGCGCCGCCATAATTGCTCATTGCATTAGGGGATGATGCCACCTGAGCGGAGGCTGTAACTCCGTTCGCGAATCCGCGAATCGGAAACGTCCAGCACGCGGAATTTGAGAAGAGTTGGGCATTCGATGGGGTATACCACGTTTGGGCGGTAATCACGTCGCTGGCGGGGTCCCATCTGTATGATCTTACGAATTGACACCCGGAATACGGCGGGCTTGAAGGTTCGTTCCACTGGGTGTCGAACAGCAGCGCCGCAACAATATTGCTGGAAGTTCCCACCAAGTCAGAATGCCACCAGCCAACCGGCGCGGCGTAATGCCCCGCCATGACTTGAACGCAATTCGGGACAGTTTTGAAAAATGACCAGTCGATATCCGCATGCAGGTAAAACGGCGATCCGTTTGTGCTTACCGCGCCAGATCCGGGATCAATGAAAGAGTGGTCGATAAAGATTACGTTGTAGTCGCGATAAGTCGTGGTTGCCTTGGTTGTTGCCCACCGAAGCATGTTCGTTACCTCAGTCGGATACGGAACCACCGCTGTTCCGTCCTCAAGGGCTGGGCAGGCAATGAACGCAATCGGGATTCCGGAAACGCTTTGCGTCACAATCACGCCGGAATAGTCGTTTGCCAGGTAGGTCTCAGCCAAGCCAGGCATTCCCGAGAGCAACGGGCCAATGTGCGCATTCCACGTCGGATTTGCGGCGGTCGCTGAGTATCCAAGGTAATAGTAATCGTGGTTGCCCATCGAAGGAATCACTGCGATTCCAGCATTTCTGACTCGCCACAATTCGTTTGTGATCAAAGTCCATTGCCCTTCCGCAAGCGGGAGATCAACGATGTCGCCGGGGATTACCACCGCCTTAATGTTCAGCGGGGCGGCGTTGCTTAGAATCCAATCGTATGTGCCATGGGTGATCGACGGGAAATTCGTCGCGAACTGCTGATCGGGAAGCTGGATGATCGTGAACGGGATCGCGGGCTCGATTGTCGCGCTGCCAGACCCGCCACCAGACCCAAAGTTTGTGCTGCCGTTGAACGTGCCGAAAAAGGCTCCGCTCAGAACGGCATTACTCGAACCGTTGAACAACATCCCAAGATTCGCATTCGAGACGCATTGCCAAAACGAATAGCTTCCGCTGCTGTCAGCCACAACGATTGCCACCGGCGAGGATTGCGCAACATCGGTGGCGGTTTGCATCGCATCCGCCCAATAGCGACCGGCGACGATGTTGACTGAGAAATTGCCAGCGTCATCAGTCCTTACAATGCGCGGCGCGTTGTAAATGATGTTCGTTCCGCCCTTGTCCAGATGCGATCTATCCATCGGGATGAACTTGATCCGCGTGGCATACGGCGAATCCGTAATATCGTGGATGCTTCCGGTAACGAGGGCGCCGCCAGCGGTAGCGGCGGCGAGGATCAGCGCAACAAAAGGAAGGAATTTCTTTTTCATCGAGATGGAATTTTGCCGGACTTAAACCAACGGTTCATCGTCGCGAAGTAGACCAAGTGCTGACGATCAATCGTAAACGCGTTGTCACCCTTCGGCTTTACGCCGTCGCCTGGATTCACAGCGGGGTTGAAGTCATTCCCGTAGACAACGCATAGGCCGTTGTAGCGGTCAACGGCATGGCGAGTAAGAATGCCGTCGCCTTCGGCGGTGAACCCAATCAGACCGCTATTCTGCACATCGCCATCAAAGCTCGCCACGCTGGCAACCGCAGAGTGGAGGCGCACAGTGCTGGTGCAGCCAATCAGCAGCAGGACCGCGAGCACTGCCAGCACAATCCAGAACGCCTTCAAAATCCGCTCGAACATTTCGCAGTGGGCGACGATTCGCTTGATTGCATCAACCTGCGATTTCTTTTCGGAGTTCATTGATATCCTCTTTGGCAACGGCGTTTTCAGTGGCGTCAACGGCCTTGGCTTCATCCTGCCTCTCCGCAGCTTCCTGCATCGCGGCAGTGTTTTTCAGGTCGCTCCGCTTCGCCGCGAAACCAAAGACTTCCTTGGTAGCGGCGAAGAGGTTGGAGAGTAATTGCAGGATGCCGCCCATATTACTTCGTGGGTAATCCAGCTTTGATACCGTCCGAAATGGCTCTCAGAACGGGCGCCACCCACGCGGCCTGATCAACCTTGTCAGTGACCGCCTTCGCGAAGAAAGCCCTGTATATGCCAAGCGCGGCTTGAATTGACGCCTCCGCTTCGGGAGTCCGCAATTCCTTCACACTGATCTTGCCAAGCGAATCGGAGAGCGTTGCGGCGTCGTAGTTGCCGGAATCCAGGGCGGCATTGATCACGACTTCGGCGGCTTCGAAGTAGGCAACGCTGTTGGGATCTTGCTTCACCGCGACACTGACGCCAACCGGAAGGATCTCGCGCACCAGAGCGGCGGTGCGATCCGCGTCAAGCGTGGTGGTTTGAACCACGTTGGTTTGACCGTTGGTAACGACGGTTTTGGAAGTCGTGGTGCAGCCTTGGATCAGGGTGGAGGTCAAACCGATAGCCGCACCGAGCGCGATCAGTCCAACGGATAATTTCATTATTTTCATTGGTTTGCTTTTTGGTTCTTGTTGTCTCCCGCATCGTCAGGAAGCGGGGATTGTTTCAGATACGCCATCATCCCAACCAAGCCGCCGCCAAGGATTACAAACCCGAGTTGCTTGAGGTTAAGTTGTGGCACTACAATACCGGCAACGTTAGCGGCGTTGATGCCCAGCGAGGCGAGCCCGGCAGAGCATGCGCCAGTGATTGCGGCGGAAGCCACACCGTGAAACCAGCGGTTGAATTGAGGCGTTGGCATTTTGTCTTCTCACCCTAAGCAAAGCGCCCCGCGCAACTTTTGGTTGGCGGGGCGCTACCCATTTCCCATCAACCCCTCAGTTCGTCACCAAGGGTGCTTCGTCTCGTTTTTTATAAAAAATTATCCGGAGACGATCTTGTCCAGTTGGGCTTGCAGGCTGTCCCGCTCGGCCTGGACCTTGGCCAATTCCGCTTTGAGAGCGGCGTTTTCCCGCCTGAGCGGGTAGAACCTGGAAGTCATGTCCTTGTATTCGGAGATGAATTCCACCAGTTCAGGCCACTGGCGCGATGCGATTTCAAGCCGCTCCATTGGGGCGGATCGGGCCTGGTGAACGAAGATGGCCCCGATCTCGGCATTGCCATCGTCCCTCAGCGGCGGAACTTGCTGCAACCGGCTGAAGTGAAACCGAGCGTGCGTCAACGCTTCATCCCTGGCTTCAATCTCATCGTCAGTGCGTTGCGGCATCGCATCTGCCGCCTGCACCATCTTGATCGATTCGGCGAAATCCTTCGGCACAGCAAACTTCGGCTTTGCCTCAGCGGATTTGGGAACGGAAGGCGTTGGCACCTGCGGTTCCGATTTCTCCGAATCTGTTTTCGGCGCGGCTGAAACCGCCGCCGCGCTTGCGGCGACGGGCTTATCAGCCGCTTGCGATGCAGACGCCGGGACATCGAATCCCGATTCGTCTGCATCGCTTGCGGTGTTGTTTCCCATAGCGTTCGGTTTGTTTCCGATTCGTGGGTTGTGGCGCGGCGATTAGCCGTTGGTTCGGAAGCAGGCGATGCTGACGCGGTTAGCCGTCTGCCATGCCAAGTTCCAGTTGGCGGGAGTCGCCAATTCGGCATTGGTGGCGGACTGGCCAGCGGGTGTGCCAACCCACTTCATGCCGCTCGGGTGCAGCACAAACCGGGTGCGGTCGTAGATCAACTCGTTGTTCTTGTCCGGGTCGCGCCAGTATTGGAGCGAGGCGACATCCACAATGTCACCGGCCTGCGGTTTCTCGCCGTAGCCGATGGCGCCGGACGCCACCAAGTAGCTGTCATACACGAAACCGCTGGTGCTGCCGTTTCGAACCAGCGCCGCACTGGTGACAATCGGAACCCCACGGTAAGTGGTGATCTCGAACGGCAGTTCGCTGGGCATGATCGTGGTTTTGAAGTTCAGGCTGTCCAGGGATTGCAGCCGGGCCTTCACGTTCGGGTGACACAGGAACACGCCATTCGCCAGCACGTCCTGGATTTCACCCAACAGCGCACACGTGTAAATGAACACGTCAGGCGAAACCATCTGACCCACAGCCGGGGCTGCGCCAGCTTCCAGGAAGATTTCCGCAGTCGTGGTGCCGTATCGGTTCGCGGCCAGCGGAGCGGCGGCGTTGACAGTCCCGGCAGCGTTGAACAGCCCCTTCAGGATGTTGACGAGCGTGGTATTGCGCTGCTTCAACCGGCGAGCGACCATCTGATTGATGATATTACCGAGCGGATCGGAACCGCTGACAGCGCCGGACAGAGCCGTCACACTGTTCTTGGTGACGCGATTCAGGATCGTCCCAACCATCTTGCCGCCAGGCCCGCCGTTGTCGGTGCCGGGGCCGGTGTTTTCAACCTGAACCTCATCGGTCTGATCCGTGATGTCGTTGAAATACGGGATGTTCGCCGTCACACCAGCGCCGGACGCCACGGCGTCAAGCTCCGGGGTGCGCATGATCGCCTTGGAGTTGAACACGCTCGGAAAAGTCGCCTGCTTTTCCTGCATCTGAGCGATCCAAATATCCGGCGTCCAAAGATTCGAAATTAATACGGGCATATGTCAGTTTTGTCTGTTGTTGGTTGGTGTTACTGTCGTTTCGCAGCGAGGCTACTTCTTCGTGATCGCCGCAAGCTCTTCCAGGCTCTTCACGCCTTTGGCGGCGAGCAGGACTTCGGTGGAAGTCAGCTTTTTGCCGTCCTTGGCTTCGGTGGTCTTCGGCGCCTGGCCGGAAATGCCCATTTTCGCAACCTGCGCGGCAACCTGCTCCTGCACGGGACCGGCTTTGGCCTTCCAGTCATCACGCTCCGTGGTGAGGGTGGCGTTTGCGGTCTTCAGCGTGTCACGCTCGGCGGTGACGGTGGCGAGGTTGGTGTTAGCTGTGGCGAGCGAGGTTTTCGCCGCATCGCGCTCGGTGATCAGGGTCGCTTTCTCGGTGTTCAGCGTGGCCACCTGAGCGGTAAGCGTGGTGACGGATGCCTTGGCGGTGTTTAGCTCTTCGCTAATCCGCGTGTTCTCTGCCAAAATCTCTTCGAGTGTCTTTGCCATATGATCGTTTATCTACAAAGGTGGGGAACGTTATCGCGTGCGCCCCCCGCCAATCATTCGGTTGAGCAGTGCCAGTGCGGCGGATTCGCCTCCAACGGCGTCCACCAGTCCATTACTCACGGCATCGCTGCCGCGATAAGTCTGCCCCTGCATGCTCTCCATCCCCACTTGCGGGCGATTGGAATTCACGGTGTCCTTGAACATGGTGAACGCAGATTCGATCTGCGCCTGCAGGTTGGTCCGCTGATCCTGAGTCAGCGACGTGCCGGGAGCCCCGGCGCCCTTGAATTTCGCGGCTTGGTTGGTGAAATATTCGTATTTGATCCCAACCTTCGCGAGCCACGCCGTGTAATCCACCACGGACGCGATCACGCCGATGGAGCCGACGATGGAAGAGCGGTTGGCAATGATCGCCGAAGCCTGGCTGGCGATCATGTAGCCCAGGCTTGCGCACATGCCGGAAGCGTGGGCGACTACCGGCTTGCCGTTCTTTCGGCATGCCAAGACCGCATCCGCGATTTCGGGGCCGCCAAGGAGCATGCCGCCCGGGGTGTCCATGCGGAGCAACACGCCTTCAACGTCGTCGTCGTCGTTGGCGTCATTGATCATCTTGCGGACGTGGTTGGAGTCCTCCGCATCGCCGAACGCCAGTTCGTAAGGATCGGGGTTGTGAACGAGCGCACCCCTCACAGGAATGATGCTGATTTTGCCGGATTTCTCCGGGACGGTTGCGCACCGCTGGCGCAACGCCTTTAACATTGGATGCTCAGCAAGTTGAACATCATCCGCGCTGAGGCTTAGGCCAGACAGATAGGCCAGGGAGTCAATGCTGAGCAATGGGATATCGACGGAGAGCCGTCGCAAAAATGGTTGCATTATTCGTCCTTGTTGTTGTCGCCGCCTTGGTTTGCGCCCTGCTGCTGAACGGGTTTTCCGCCGCCCTTGGTGGCGTTCGCGGCGCCCACGTAGCCCCATCTGGCAAGAACCAATTCGACGGGAAGCTTGAATTCCTTCGCAACTTCGGTGGCCCGCTTGATGATATAGCGATCTTCCTCGAACCCCTGATCGGTCTCGCGCTGCCAGTTCAACGCCCGGTTTGCGAAGTGGTTTTGGCGAGTCATCAGCCCGCTTGCGAAATCTTCGCGCCAGCTTTGCGAGTCGCGGCCTTCGTCAATCGAAACCTTCGGCGGTCCCTGCCACTCCATGCGGTTCCAACCATTCGCGGCTGGCAACCCATCGTGAGCAATCCCCCAAGCGATGACCCGCGTGTAACACCACTCGGTGAAAGTGGCGATCATCTCTTGCCGCTGGTCGAATTTCCGCTGAGCCTTGCCGTTGTCGCTCCGCTCGCCGGGGCCGGACGACTGCTGCTTGAGGATGAAAGAGGGCGGCAGCCCGAGGCCGTAGACGAAGCACGCTCCGAGGAATCCAAGAAAGTCAACGATGTGAGTTCCTGGGCGATTGTTGTCAACCGTGTGCAGCTTCGTGCCATCCGGCAAAAACATGATGTCGCCGCCAAGCAATTCGGCCTTGCTGATCTTCCGTTCCTGCTGCGTGGCGTCGGACGGAGGTTGATTGCCGGGCTGCGGGCCGGAAGCATCGCCGTTGTCATTGCCCCAAACATCCTCTTCGGCGTATCCGTTCCCTTCAATCACCGCAGCGAGCGCAGATTGGATCTTCGTGGCGATCTTCTCGAAACCCTTGATATCCTTGCGATCCCGCACGTCATTGCTTCCGCGCCTGGCCGGACTGACGCCGCGATAGGAACTGTAGCGATCCGGGTCATAGAGCAACATCGCCTCGTTCGACGAATAGAAATCGGGAGGCGTTACGCCGGAAATGATAGCCAGCGGGTTGACGACGTAATAACCGAGGATCGCGCCGTCCTTGTCCACGCGAACCCCGTCATTGTGAAATACATCCTTCTGTGATACTGCGCGGGAATTGACGCGCCAACTTTCGGCAAGCTTGACCTGTGGGAATCCATGATCCGCAGTCATCATTGGAAGGATGTCGCCGTGCAGATCGATAGCCTTGCAGCAAATGCGCTGCAGCATCGGAAAGTGAAAACGCCCGGTGAAGTCGGCCCGCTTGCTCCAATCGTTCCAATACGATAGGTATTGCATGTTCGCCTGCGGATCATCACTGGCGGGCAGTGGCACAATGGCGGCGCTGTAATTCGCGATGGTGTCAACCGCGAACGAAACCATGCCGTCATTGTCGTAGAGGTATTGCCCCAGGAAGGCCAACCGCTCACGGTTCCACGATTGGAGCATTGTCCGCACCGCGAACGAATACAGCGGGATTACCGTGCGATCCGTCGAATCACTCAGCGCCTCATAGTAATTCTGAGAGCCGCTGATCGCTGTGCGGGGCGACGGGATTGGAGCACTCCCCGGAAGCGGGATCGTGCCCGCGTCGTTGGAACCTAACCGCATGCGGCCAGGCAGGGATAGCCCCTGCTCTGCCAACGTCTTGCCGTGGGAGCGAGGTTTCATTAGCAAGGCACCCCTTTAGAGAAGGAAACGCGCATGCGGGTGATTCGCCGCGCATTCAGCACGGGGTTTTCGGGATCGTTGAACGAATTGCACCATGCAATCGCCTGTTCATTGAGCGAGGCCAACTCAATCGGGGTGAGCCCAGGCATCATAGCGAACGAAGACGATCCACCGCCTTCGCTGCACGAAACCACGACTTGCCCGTCCTGGATGCCGCCGCCTAAGATCGCGTCGTTGATATCATCCAGGACTTCAGAGAGCTTCTTTTGGGTGGCAGTCGCCACACGCTTTGCGCGGCGCACCCATGCTCTGATTGCAAGTATGTCGTTGGCCACATACAGTTGAGAACGTTAATCACAACCCGCGAAAGGAAGAGCCAACACGCGCAAATTCAACCACTCTGCGTCTCAGTCGGCTTTGGCTCGGGATTTCCCTCCGATCTGCTGGCAATCAGTTTCGTGATTACAGCCGCCACGATTATGATCAACTCGCAGTCGAACAGATGGTTTTCCTTGCTGACGCGTTTCCAGATGCGCTTCACCCTTCCACGGGTGTCAGTTTCCTCAATGCGCCGCTCCGCAGATAGCTGCTTCAAGTAATCTCTCCCCACATGCCTGGGCAGTGACCACTCCCCAACAAGCCCGGTCATGAATTCCGCAAGCAGATCCTTTGTTCCGTCGCCCACGTGCCGGAAGAGTGGGATCGGCTTCATGCGCGGGCCGCGCTTGCCCATGAACGGATCGACGAATGACCTTTCCCAAAGGCGGCGGATCGTTTTGTAGCTGCTCGGGCCGGTCTTCAGCTTGTAGAGGAAGTATTCCGCGTTCGGCTCGCCCTTGAACGGCTTCCACCCGGTGGAGACGCAGAATCGGTAAACCTCGCTCGCCTTCCACCCGGAATCGATCATGCTGTTGTTGATCTTGACCACGTATTTCTGGCGAATCCCTTCAAGCTCGGTGGTATTGGCTGCTCTGCCGTATGAAATCAGCCTGGACTTCCCGAAGTCGCCAAAGGCGCGGATCACCCACCAATAGTGCTCGCCGCCAGACTCTTGCCGGTCCGCCGCCATGAACCGCACGCGCTCTTGCGCCCAAGGCTCGTCAAAATCGTAGTCCTGCTTCCTCGCTTCCAGGAAACCGAAATCCTCGATCACCCCGAGGCGATCCGCCCACGGCTCACCAAGCGTTTCGGTAACGAAGGTCTTCAGCGGCTCAAGGTTTCCATGCCGCGCCGCGCTCACTGCGCGAATGAATTCTTCGGCGATGGCGCCCCAATCGCAAGACTCCCAAAGGAACGGCAATGCATTCCAGTGAAGGCTTTTCTTCTCCGGTGGCGCGGCGGGGTTGTAATCAACCGGGTGCAGCGTTTCGAGCAGCGCGATCTTGTCATCGTTCGAATGATGGTGCCCGCACTGCTCGCATTCGAATCGCACCGTCTTGCGCATCTCGGCATAGTTCCACACGCCGCCCGGCTTCGTGGTGTCATTCTCTTCCCACACCATGCCGCCCTTAGTGCGGGCCGTTGGAAACAACGCGGTCGGCTCCTTGCCAAACCTCAACGGCTGCGAGTGGCCGCACTTGAGGCAACGAAAATGCGGCATGGTCTGGCTGCCCTCTTTCCAGTCGCAGTGCAATTCATCCCCGTCAACGCCCGCCGTGCCTACGCTGATTTCCTGGAAGTCGTTGAAAGTGCGCGTGCGCTTCCGAACAAGATCGATTGAACCCTTTTTCCACTCGCGCCGTTCATCGCAGATCAGCCGCTTGACGGGATCTGACTGCAGCTTCGCCCGAGATTGAGAGCCGCGAAGCAGCAGGTTCATGCTGTCGAAGCAGATCAAATCTTTCGACCGGCCTTGGAATCGCTTTAGGGTTGGCTCGCAGCCGTTGATCGATGGCTCAAGCCGCTTCGTCCAGAATTCGCGAACGCTGTCAGCGTCAGCCATGACCCACATCGTGGTGCCAGGCGATTCATTGACGCCCCAGTTGAAGAGGTTAAGAAGGAACTGCGTCTTGAGGGTCTGCGCCGCCCCCATGCCGATAATGCGGCGAACCCGGGCGCTTTGTGCCCATTCGGAAATCCAACGCACCATTGGGGTAAGCTCGGTGCGGAAGCGGCCCGGGAATGGGCCAGAGCTATCGAGCACAATGTTCTTTTCCCACCATTTCCACATTGGATCTGTGGACGGCGGGGCACACTGCGCCGCGATGAACTTGGCTAGATCATTGGCGGAATCTGATCCCCATTTCTGGTCTATGGCTGGGGTGAATACCATTCCGCTCTCTCCATCTCGCGCCAGATATCAATCATTTCCTCTCGGGCAATCTCGTTTGCGGCGGATGTGTCGGGGGCGAGGCGGATAAGCGTCACCAATCGTGAGACGCCCGAAAAGGAACGCGTCTTGGCCGCGTTCACAAGCTGAGTCCACACGCGTTTGATCACGTCGCGTGGAACGTGTTTGTCCATCAGAATCGCGATCTCGAATTCGAGCTTTTGATTCTGCAGCAGGATTTGCTTCGCCTTGAGATTCGTCTGGCTTAGCTGTTCATCGGGAAGAGCACACCGCTTCCCCATTGCATTGGCCCACGTCTGCCAGGCGATGATAGAATACCTGCCGTCCGCTTGGGTGCCGGGGTTGCCGGGCTCCTTTAACCAACGCTGAATGGATTTACGGGTGACGCAAAGGACTTTCGCAAGCTCATGCTGGTTCTTTACGAAACCGGAGTTGCCCGCCGAAAGCTCAAGGGCGTTGCCCTGGCTCAGCGCCGTGAGGATCGCACGCTCCGATGCGTTGAGAGTCTTCCCGCCCGTCACCTTCTTGACCATGTTGGCCAAGTCCTGCTTCAACACATTCTTGACCTGATCGCCGGATATCTCTGCCGCTGGGGTAGAGGGCTGCGCCGGGCTCGCGTCTGGGGCCGGTGTCGTTGTCACATCTTGGGCGGTGTCCTGTTTCATAAAATGGTAGGAACGTTACGCGCCTCTTTATTGTCGCATAACTTATATCCGTACTAATACTGAAGAATTATCTAGGCTTTTCCGTTGACACTTTGTGTCACTTGTCTTACTGTTTGTCTTACACGGTTCGAGCGGCATCCGCGAAAACGCTCCGCTGAGAGGCGGCTCCGAAAGCAAAACGAGCAAGCCGGTTCCTCAAGACAGCGAAACAAAACTGGTGACACAACCGTCACCCAAACGGCGAAGCGAATCGCTCAGCGAAATAGCTCGTCGGCCCTGACCTGAGTTGCAGATGTCGATAATGCGGACAGTCGCCGGGAGCAGGGGCAGGTTGCGGAAAACGTATTCCGCCTGACGAGACCCGGGCCGTAACCGGGCGAAACCAAAAAACCATCCTGAGACGATGAACACAAACGTAAACGCCGTGCTAGTGGGGCTTTCCATTGGCATTTTCCCCAACACCCGGAATGACCGGGAGATCACTGACGAAGTGAAGATGCGCCGGGCGCTTGGCAATGGCGCCGGCAAGTGGGTGAAATACAAGCTCCCCGATGAATCCCTTGAGGCAATCCGCAAGTTCGCGGGCGAGATTCGGAAATACCACTACGATCACACCTGCTGTTGGGAAGACGGTCAGCAGTTGCTCACGTCCAAAATGCGGCCCACCTACGATGCGCGGTTCAACGATTATTTCGAACCGGAGTTTTGGAAGCTGGTTGACGCCTTTGGCGAGCGGTATCCCCAGTGGATCGAGCAAGCGAAAATCATGCACGCTGGCACGTTCGACCAGAACGATTACCCCGCATGGTCCGAATGCCGCAAAATGTTCCGCCTGGCGCGGGCATATGCGCCAGTGCCGCACGCCTCCCACTTCACTCCCGAGATGAAGCAGCTTTATGGAGCATCCCTCGAAACTGCGGTTGCAAAGAAGCTGGATGACGCAGTAACCGAAACGTGGGAGCGGCTGTTAAAGCCCGTCAAGGCGATGGCCGACAAGCTCACAAGCCCAGAGGCAATCTTCCGCGATTCGCTCATTGAAAACGTGCGCGAAATGCTCGCCCTTGTTCCCGATCTGAACTTCAGCGCGGACACCGGCCTGAAGGCAGCCGCCAAAGCCATCCAGGATCAACTTGCCGCGCTCGATCCTGAATTGCTCCGCGTCAACAAAGTTGAGCGCAAAGAGGCTGCCGATAAAGCGAAGGGAATCCTTGAACGGTTCGGCGCACTTGGCGCCCGCAAGTTGGCAGCCTAACCCCAGCACATTCAACCCGGCAACGGCCCGCTTCGGCGGGCCTTGCCATTTCAACAATATGATTCCTGATAAATCAATGATGCACGGCAGCGACTATGCTGGGCAAAGCGTTAGAAACTGGACCGTTACCGAGAAGTTCGACGGGTTCTTTGCCCGTTGGACGGGAGCCAGATTACTCAGCCGAAGCGGCGAGAACTTCAACGCTCCGCGTTGGTTCACTGATTCACTTCCGCCGATGGCTGTGCTTGACTGCGAGTTGTTCGCCGGATACGGAAGGCGAACTTTCCTGAACGGCTGCCACCGATGGGGTGACAGCGGCAAGTGGTCGTATGTCAGACTGATGGTTTTTGACAGCCCGGTCTTGTTTGGAAATTACGCCAGCCGCAACACATTCCTACACCATGCGGTGATAAAAAACGGCTATATCAAGGTTGTTCCGTTCTGGACCATTGCTGGAAGGGCGGGACTGATCAAGTCCCTGTCTGATATAACCCACAAAGGCGGTGAGGGTCTTGTGATTCGCCACCCGGACGCGCCTTACACCACTGCGCGAGTCCAAACCATGTTGAAAGTTTTTCCACGCTGTTTCGAGAAAGGAATCTAACCATGAGCCACGTAGTAAGCATCAAGACCGAACTGCGAGACCTGGACGCGGTAAAAGCCGCCTGTCAGGAACTCGGCTTAACCTTCAGGGAGAACCACAAAACCATAAGCTGGTATGGCGAGTGGGTGAACGATTACGACGCGGAAGACGCCGCGTATAAGCTCGGCATCACGCCGGACCAATACGGCAAATGTGATCACGCCATCGAAGTGCCTGGCAGCCTTTATACCGTTGGCCTGCTCCGAAACCCTGCCACCGGGGGCTATCGCATCTACTTCGACTTCTACGGCAAAGAGGGTCGCCGGATACAAGAAGTGCTCGGCAAGAACGGCCAAAAGCTGCTGCAGTATTACGCGGCCCACAAAGCCGCCATGGAAGCACGGCGCAAGGGATACATCGTCTCTCGCCAGTCCGCTTCGAACGGCAACATCAAGTTGGTTATCACCGGAATGGCATGAAACAAATCATTGTTGAAATCACGCCGGACGGCGAAGTCAGAATTGACGCGCTGGGATTCCGGGGAACCGCCTGCGAAAAGGCAACGGCGGAAATCGAGAAAGCCTTGGGCGTCCCCGTCACCCGGAAGAAAAAGCCGGAATACGCCACGCTCACCACGTCCACAAACCATCAACGCATCGGCATATGATCGCAGTTCTGGACATCGCGCCGGACGGCACAACGCAGTGCCTTTGGAATGACTCTCTCCCGCTGGCCGAACTCGGCTCGCTGGACGTTCAACGCGCATCGAACGTGGAATTCAATGCGCAGTCTCAAGAATGGGAAGTGCGGCTCGCCTCAACTCCGGGGCGAGTCGCCTTTTCTAACCCTTCCCGCGCAACCTGCATCGCGTGGGAAATCGACACCATCAACACTCAACTTCTTAATCAATGATCTCTCAAATTACCAACTACGTCCGCGCCGGTTATGCTGGTCTCTTCATAGTCTCCCACGAGGAACAACGCGTTGAATCCGAAATGCTGGCCGTCGCCAAGTCAACCGGCTTCGGTCTGTATTCCTGGTCGCTCACGGAAGGCGTTATCCACCCCACGTCCGAAGGCGTTGAATCCATCCCGGACACGCAAGACCCACTGTCCATGCTGGACGCGGTGAACAAGCTCCCGGAAAAGTCCATCGTCCTGCTCTGCGATTTTCACATGATCATCACAGACCCAAATCCGATGGTCTTCCGAAAGCTCAAAGACACATTGCGCGTGTGCAAGACCAAGAACCGGGTCTTGATCATCATCGGCTGCCAACTGAAGCTGCCCCCGGAGCTTGAAAAGGAAATCACCGTGATCGAATTCAAGCTGCCAGACCGCGAGCAATTACGGATCATCCTGAAAGGCATTGCGGATAGTGCCGGGCTGAAGCTGAACGGCAACACGGATTTGATCCTGGATGCCGCGTGCGGGTTGACCACCATCGAAGCTGAGAACGCCTTCGCGCTCTCGGTGATTGAGGCCAAGGGAATCAAGCCCGCCATCGTATCCCGGGAGAAGTCGAACACCGTCAAAAAGAACGGGCTGCTTGAAATCGTCGAAGATAAGATCACCCTGGCAGACATCGGCGGGTTGGAAAACCTGAAGGGCGATCTGACTGAGAAGCGCAACCTCTTCACCAAAGAGGCCCGCGCCTACGGGTTATCAACCCCACGCGGTCAACTTTACGTTGGCCAGCCTGGCACCGGCAAGAGCCTGTGCGCGAAGGCTACCGGGAGCATCTTCAACATTCCCCTGCTCCGCTTGGAAGCTGGCCGGATCTTCGGTTCGCTGGTTGGCGAGTCTGAACGCAACTGGCGAAGCGCATTCGCCACGGCAAAGGCAATCGCGCCTTGTGTGCTGTGGATCGATGAAGTTGACGGGCTGTTCGCTGGGGCGCAATCGTCCGGTCACAGCGACGGCGGCACCACTGCCCGCGTAATCAAGGCCATCCTGCAGGATATGCAGTTCAACGGCGATGGCATTTTCTTCGTGTTCACTGCCAACGACATTGACGGCTTGCCGGACCCGCTGATTGACCGCCTGGACGTGTGGAGCGTGGATCTCCCCAGCCAAACCGAGCGGGAAGCAATCTGGGAAATCCACATTGCCAAGCGCGGTCGCACGGCGAGCAAGTTCAACCTCACCGAACTGGCAACCCTCACCGATGGTTTCTCCGGTCGCCAGATCGAGCAAGTATGGCTGAAGGCTCTCACCATCTCATTCAATGACAAGATGCGCGAGCCGAAGGCCAACGACGTGCGCGAAGCCGCATCGCGGTTTGTGCCCACTGCAGTAACCATGGCCGACTGCATCAAACGACGGCGCGAACGGTTGCAGAACCGCGCCACACCAGCCAGCCAACCCGAAGCCAGGCAATCGGTATCAGGGGGGGGGCGTAAGCTGGCGAACTAAACCACAAAGGCAAAAGCCCCGGGGTAACTCATCACCCCGGGGCCGCGTCCTCACCATCAACCTGAGACGATTTATGGATAAAACGCATACCAATTCTGCACAGGCTTTTCCCCAAATCAAGGCCCATGTTCGGATCGAAAATGGCAGGCTTCTATCGGCAGCCAATGCACAACGCATCGTGGCAAGATCGACGCGGCCAACCGATAAATATGGGAACAGCCTGCCGTCACCAATACTGCGGCTGAAGAATGATCCGCCCTACTTCCAAAAGTGGGTGATCAAGAAGGAATCGAAGGGCTACATCTTCCGAGAAGTCACGCACGGCGGCGGCATCTGCGGATGTCATCGCACCGTGCGCCAACTGGTGATCTCAACCCTGTGCGGCATGTCGAGTGATATCAACGTCACCGTGGAGGCTCCGCAATGAATAATCTGCTGACAATCCTGGGGACCGCAGCCGCAATCCTGCTTTCCGCTGTGGTCATTTCAGCCGCCGCAATCATCTCGGAGCGGCGGCGGCAGCAGGCGCTAGACGATTGGTTCCGAAACCGCGATCCCGAATTCACCGAAAGGCCGGGAGATGAACACGATTGA